CATTGGCCGTCAATGGTGTCGAAAACAAGTCCTTTCCAATCGGACCCATTCGGATAGATGAGCCAATATCGGCCATCTTTGAAATGCGCCGTCGCCTTTGCCCAATCCGCTGCAGCGACACCGAGTGCATCCCAATCATTCAAGCCTTTGGTCATGCTCTTGGTGGAGTATCTTGCCGATGTATCCAGCGATAAAGTGTTGATCGTATAGACCGAATGAACGCCATGATCGGAAAGGTAAAAGATTTCTTCCCGCCCGTCTGGATAGACAACGGTTTGCACCGTTTTTGCGTTGAGGCAACCGTCGGTGGTATCAAGAAAATCCTGACTCCAATTGTTGATGTCCTGCCCAAATCGCACTGCAATATGCCTACGCATGAAGGCGAGTAACGCCCCGGAATAGCTGGCGCAGGTCACCACATAATCATTCTCCCGTACGAATCTCGTAAAATCGGTCTGCGCGAAGTAATCATAGAATCCGACTTTGCCGTCCCAAATCGTATCGCTCCCGTCCCAGATCACGACTCGGGTGTTGTGCACAAGACACCCGATGGGCGGATGGTTCGTGTTGATATTCGCCAAATCGTTCGATGGTAAGGGAGCAGCATCATCGGCAGCGGGTGTAATATTAGCGACAGCCGTTCCATCGTAATACTTAAGGTTTCCGCCGTCAGCGATGACTAACACTTCGGCCCCATTGTCGTCTTTAAACTGCGCAAAATCGATGTCGGCAGAGTTTAAGGCATTGGTCATGGTTTGTGCCGTAAACGCCCCGGCAGCGTACTTGTAAAGCGTTGTGCCGCTGGTGGCGAGGATGTTGTTAACTCCATCTTTTCGGAGGTTGCAAAGTACCTTTATGGCGGCTCCAAGGGCTGCGGTTGTGAGCGGAACGCTACCTGCGCGCTTGGCGAGTCCCCCGATTTTGTTCGGCAAAGCATTCAGCAAAGAAGGCGATTGCGTCATGTCGATTTCCGAGAACGATTCTGCTGTGTTCAGTCCAGCAAGCCGAGGAATGGTCAAGTCGATTGGCGGCGTGCCTCTTATATCGAATCTTCCCATTACATCGCCCCCATAGATACGGCAGCGCGGATTTTCTTCCGTTCGCGTTCGTAATTGCCTTTCATTTCGTCTGCCATGCCGACTTGGTTGTTGTTACGCAAGGCTTTTTCTAGCGCGTAATAGATCAGTGCCTTTTCTCCTACTGCGGGGATCTCTGGGGTGACGCCTGTGCCGGTGATGACCGTCGGGTAGGACACATACAGACCGGTTAATGTCTGGGCGACGGTGTAATAGTAAAGATCAATCACCCACTTGCTACCTCGGTACATGACAAAGTAACCTTGCTGTGAGTAATTCAATGGCGAGCCGTAAATCCGACGCTTGCAGACCGGCGTCCCGTTCGCTTCGTACAGTTCCACCACGTTGTAATAATCGCTGGGGAGGTCTATTTCCCGGGCGGATCCGTCGAACGTAAGGGACAATGCCTTTACGATGTTGATATCCTCTACCAAATCTCTTAGAGCATCGTTGAAGAAATCCCACCATTGCGAATCAGAGGAGATACCCGAATTGTTGTACGAATTTTCAGCCTTTCCTTTGGCGATCAGTTGCGCAACGGTTGATGTTCCCATTATTTCGCCGCCTTTCTACGCTTCAGCCCTTCAAAAGCAGCTCCGCGGGAGTTGTCTTCCAAAGGATTTTTCACGGCGCGCAATTTTGGTACATCGACTGGAACTTCCTCCACACGAAACACGAAGGAGGGATGTCTCTTTTTAAAATGTTCGGCAATGCCCAAGTTCATTTCCTCATATTTCCCCGGCTTGATGGTGACCACTTCTCCATCCCATTTACCTTCGAACGTCTCTTTACTGTCGTTATACAGATAGATCCGTTTGAATAAGTCCATGGTTCCTCCTTTCTAAAGAGAAAAAGGCCGCTCTACAAATGTAGTAGCGGCCTGATTCCCTTTCGGGTTGTTCAGAGATTATTGACGATCAATGGAAATGATCACGGTGATCGGCATGACAGGTGTACCGCCGCCGTCGGAGTTGATTTCGATCACATCGCCGGCATTGAAGGTATTGGCTGCCGTCGGTACGGAACTGGATGCCGTCCCTGCGGCTTGCGTGGCTCCGATGGTCCAAGCGGGTGCCGTGACGGTCACTCCGCCGAGTTTTGCCAGCAGTACTGTTTGCGCCGTTGTATTGGTTACCCCATTCACGGCGTACAATCCGACGATCTTGCCTTTAAACGGCGCAACCACATATACCGAACCAGCGGTATTGGCATCCGACATGTTCACTTCTAGCGTATAGTTAACAATCGTATTACCCTGAAATGTACTGTTTGTATTGGTTTGAGGCATGGTTTTGTCTCCTTTCTTTTAAATTATGCCGTCAGGTTTTCCATCTTGCCGTTGGCCCGAGGCTCGGTGCAGATCAGTTCGCCAGCCCAGAGGATTTGGCCGACTCTCGCGTCCATATCAGCCGGCTTCACCAGTTCGGTCGGCTTGAAGTTCAGTCCCGGCTTCGTCCACAATTGAATCGTTTCCGAGTTCAGGAAATACATCGTGTTGGCCGGGCAATACTCGTCATACACCACCGGGATGCCCATGAACAAGAGCGTAGGGAAACCGAAATCGGCGAACATGCTCGCGGCCTTGTTCGGCTGCTGCTGGATGTTGGTTTTCCCATCGATGAGTTCCGCATAGTTCTCCCATTGGTTCAGATCCGTTACGATGAAATCCGGCCGGTTTTCCATGCCGCCGCGCACACACTGAAGGAATAGCGTCCGCATCTTGGCGATGGTGAGCGCTGCCGCTGCACCGTCATACTGTGCTTTCCACCAGGTATACGTCGAGCGGTTGATGCCGGCATAGGTGGCGACGTTGGTGCCGTCATCCACCGCAGCTTTCAGCCCCAGAAGCGCCTTGCTGCTGTTGTCGGTGCCGTCGCCAAAGATGTCAGTGGCAAACTTATCCTTGATTGCATCCTCGGCGTCCTTCATGGCAATGTCGATCATGGAGAACACCGCATTCTCCCCGCTGGAAATGGCTTTCTCGTAGCCGTTGAAGACGATGGAAGCATAATACTGCTTCAAGCGAAACTCGGCATCCGTGCGGGTATTCTGCGGCGTGATGTCCAGTGTGTCATAGCCACGGTAGGAGCCGCGGTTGGTGGCTTGGGTATACTTGATATGCGGTTTAATCGTGTCGCCGCCCTGGTCCCAGGACATCGTTTTCCGCATCAGCATCGCCATCGTCGGCGAAGATTTGCGGATGTTGTCATACATCTTCTTGGGAATTGTGTCCTTCATGGACGCGATTACTTTATCCAAACTATTGCCCACGTGAAATCCTCCTTATTAACCCCCCGCGTGATACCTCGCGAGTTCGCCCCAACTCATACCGGAAATATCCGGCGGTTGATTGCTAGGCCGTTGCGCGTTGTTTTTCGGCTGCGGGGGCATTCGTTTTTCTTGCAAACTCTGAATTGTTTTCGCTTCGGCTTCTTTCTTGGCTTTCTTGGTGTTCGTTTTGACTTGCTGCAGTTTCTGTTCGGCTAGATCACCCTTCGCAATCTTCTTGATGAGTTCGGCCGGCAGGTTTTGCTCTTTAGCTTGATCGCGTAGTGACGCTTCATATTCAGGGGTGATCAGTTCCCCGTACTCGGCTTTTAACTCGCTAATCACGCCGTTCATCGTGGAACTAAACTCCACATCGCCCAAGCGGGCTTTCAAGTCGTCGTTTTCCTTCTTTAGCGCGTTGTTCTCGGCCATGAAGTGGTTCAGGTACTTTGCGCTTTCGGCGTCCTGCATGACATCCTCTAGGGGAAGCACACCCGTTTGATTCCACTGCTGGATCGCTTGGTGGAATTGGTTGAACAACCACGGGTTTTGATTCATGTAGGTAAGCCATTCCTGCGCCGGCTTCACCTGCTCCAGTTGGCTTTCGACTTCCTTGCGCTGGGTGGCGAGCTCCTGTGTCTTCTTGGTGTAGTCGCTCTGCCTCAGATAGCCGTCTTTTAACTCGCGGAATTTGATGGGCTGCCGACCTTCGCCTAAATCCACTTCGGTATCGTCGTCAAGCAGCAATTCTCCGTCCTCCGGTTGCTCGGAGGTTTCTTCTGTCGATTCTTCGTTGCTTTCGATTTCGGCGTCGGGCTTAACCACATCTTCGCTGTCCGTTTGTTCCTCTTCCAAAGCTTCCGTGTCAGATTCCGTTTCCGGTTGATCGTCATTCACCAGTTGGCGTGCCAGGTCGCCCCAACTTTCGGAGCTTGGCGCGCTGGCTTCTTCCACTTTGAAATAAGGGGTCCATCTGATTTTCATAGAGTCTTCCTCCTATCGAGTCCCAAAGGGTTGTTCGATGCGATTAATTGAAATAGGCCAAAGGATTCCCACCTTTGGCCCGTTATTTGTTCTTTTCCATTTTGACTTTTGCGGCGGTCGCTTTCCCGATATACTTTGCACGTTTGGCCGAGACGCCTTTCTTCTCGTACGCTTTCTCGACTTTGTTCGCCAGTTTGTTGAAGGATGCCGTACTCACCTCATCACCCCGCTTTCATCTGGGATAAGAACTGGACGAGTTGATCATCCGGCACATGGGAAAGCTCCGGCACCGCCTGACGAATCTTATCCAGTCCCCCTGCTACATCCGGCACATTCGGCTGAGGTGGCTGCCCTGCGGCGGCTGTCCTGGATTGGTGATCGATGATGTGCTGCGTTGAAATATCAATCCCGGCTTGCCGCGCCATTTGTGCTTGGCCTTCTGGGGGAAGGTCTTTAAAGCTAATCATCTCAGCCGGGCTCTTTTGCTTCATCTGCGCTTCCATTTGGAGTTGCTGTTGCTGCATTTGAAGCTGACTCTGTGCGGTTTCCTGCATCCGCTTCATGACCTCATCCCGATCAGGCCAGTCGAAC